TTTCCGCCGCTTAAACATTAAAAGTCGGCCAAATACGCCCACTTGAGAACGAGCTTTCCGGCAATGTCGGCCGAGCCGTCCCCTGTGGTAACATCGCCATTATCGAAGACAATGTTCAGGTTGATTGTCTTTGCCGTGCCGGTGCCGTCAAAGAGAGCAGCGGAGGCCAAAACGGAGCTGGCATTGGCCGACCCCACCCCGGAAGCAAACGGGTCAATGAGGGCTGCCGAGGGGCCAAGGTCAACAGCGGAGCTGTCAAGCGTTGCATTTTCAGTCTGGGCGGTGCCAAAAGAATAATCACCCGATCCCGCATCAGCGACATTGGCCGAGTCAGACACATCGACACTCGACAAGGTGCCAACTGCGCCAAACACCCAGATCCTGCCCTCTGGAAAGGTCGCAAGCTTCAGGGCTCCCCAGCCGTTGTCACTGCCGCCCCCATCGTGCGTAATGGTAAGCGCCTCTTTTTCGAACTCGATAATGCTGGTCCGAAATCCGTACTGATGGCCATATTCGGTAATGGTTGCAACGGATTCAGCTGTAAGCAGCTTATGAATGTTCTTGACTGCCGCGTCCCCGATTTCCTCATCGCTCAGCCTTACAACACCGGTCGCCTGTGCTCGCCTTACGCGAATTGTGTCAGTCATGACGTGCCTCCTTTACTGGATCGGCACGCAATAGGCCGAATAGTTGATGCCGGAGGCGACGGTGCCGCTGACATAGGTATAGACGCGGGCATAGCGGTAAAAGGTGCCGTCATACTCGTTGTCGAAATACAGCTTATAGCGGCCAGTGCTGTCATCGGCATTGCAATCAGTGCGCTTAACCTCAGCGGCAGACAGGTTCAGGGTTGCAGCATCCCGGATGTTGGTGTCAGTGCCAAAATCACTGTCACTGGAAAGCTGGACAACGATGTCGTACAGCTCATCATTGCTAGCAATCTCCAGGGCGGACACGTCGATGATCATCTTTCCCCGGAAAAGGCCGGTGCCGAGATCAACGATCTTGTTCGAGCTGTCCACCTGGGCGGCAGCACTGGATGCCACAAGCCCTGCGTCCTTGAACTGCAAGTCAGCGTCGAAGGTGCCTTGCGGTCTTTTTTTGTCTCCTAAAACGCTCATTTGACGTTCTCCTTTAAGCCATCAAAGGCTTGATTGGTGATTAAACGGTGACGGTCGCGTTTTTAATGCCGCGAAGCCTGGCAGCGGACCTGCCGTGGAAACAGGCAATTCCTGAGAACCATTCAACCCGGGTTCTCATTGCCGGCTTGGTCTGCAATTCGCCCAGGTCTCTGGCATCAATGGTCCCGTTCTGGATGCCGGACAGCATGCCGTCCGTGAACGACACGCAGTAAATACTGGTGGCTGTTGCCGTGGACCCGCCAGAGCCGACCTCATCAAAAGCAAGGATGGAGTCCCCGTTGTTGTCATAGTCGGCAATCAGAATGGGAAGATCGTTGTAACGGGCAATCTGGCGTCCGAAAGCATCCACGTCCCAGGTGATATAACCGCCGACATCAGCGTCTCTGGCTGCAGCAGTAAGCAGGCGCCGCATTGCTTTGGACATGATCAGATGGGTCGGGTTCTCCACGGTATCGATCAGCTCATCGAGTTTTTGCAGGGAAAGCGCATCCCCGCCATCAGTGCTGCCGGCCTCAACAAGCTGGTTGTTGGTAAGCCGGACCTGAAGACCGTCAAACCCGCGCGGGTCGGTACTGGAGTCTCCTTTGACGAACTGCTTGGTCCAGGCCAGGGCCAGGGCCTTGACCTTCATGTTTTCCTGGACAGATCGCTGATTCATTCCCATGGTAGAGAGAATGAAAGTGTCAACATCCAAATCCCCGCCCGCGATTACCAGCGGCTCGGTCATGGGGTTCAAAATGCCGGTGCTTTCCGTGTAGGACTCATTTACCCCGCGAAACCCAACGCCGGGGAGCGTGTCCTCCCGGTTGTAGCGCAGCGCGTTGCCGCCAATGGTCTCGAAGGGCAGAAATTGCAAAATATCGCTGTTTGCCGCATACATTTCGATAATGGCCGACTGGATCGGATTATCAGACTGTTTTGCGGCCTCGACTAATGTGAGGGCCATTTCTCATCTTCTCCTTACTTGATTTTGCCCGACCGGGCCGCATTTAGCCGCTCAGCGGGCGACATTTTGTGCCAATCTCCAGGCGGCGGCGTACCTCCATTACCCGGAGGGGTTCCGCCGCCACCCGGGGCCGCCTTCAAAATACGGTCCTTCTGCGGGTGCTGGTTGATGATCGTCTGCAACGCCTCATCAAACGGCGCGGGTTCTCCCGGCTTTTCCCGGGAGTAAATCGGGTTTCCGGAATGGTCGTAGGCAACCGCCTTGCCGTCTTCCACCTGGAAATGCTTGCCGAAATAGGCCTCTGCCACATCAGGCGGCAGGATGGTCTGATCGTTGATCGTCTGGCTATTGGCAAAGGCGTTGGACACCACGAGCTTGTGGATCTGCTGATCCCGCTTGGAAAGCTCCTGGTCCTTTTCAGCGATCTTTGAATCGTACTGATCCTGGATCTGCCTTTTCATTTCCTCTGCCTTTCCGGCATCGATCAGCTTTTTGTCCTCCAGATTCTGAACCGTCTTTAACGCTTCACGCGCTTTGTCCGGATCATCAATGCCCTGAAAATTGTCGAGCTTTTCCTGGAGCTCTTTGGCCTTTAGCCGGTGGTTTTTCGCCTCTTTTTGAAGCTCGGGAATTTTGGAGTTGAGATGAATGGCGTCAAGCTCATACTCCGAATCCCCATCCTTGACCACCGGATTGCCGTTTTCGCCTACCTTGATGTTGCCGTTTTCGGTCTTCACATATTCCATAGCTTCACGCTCCCTTTGCCCTCACGGGCTTGCTGTTTTGGGCTTCCCGCCCGGATTTTCAAAGGCCGCGAAATAAAAAAGCCGCGACCCGGCACTGCGAGTCACGGCCAGAATAAAAGATATTGCGTTTATACGTCAGGACATATGCAACATATGCGACACATGCGACAGAAATTTAAGGGCGGATTACTCGATTTCTGCCGCCGAGCCTTCCAGGTATCTTTCAATACTGCTGCGCGGTATCCTGTAAAGCGCCCTGTCGCCTGATGCTGCGATGTTTTTGACATTGCCAAGCAGCCCTGCATCAATGAGCCGGTGAACATGGCTCCTGTGGCAGTTCAGGATTTGGGCTACTTGGGTAGGCGACAAAAGCCGGTCTTTGGTGGTTGCGCACATATTACCCCTTCAACTCTTTAATCGTTAACTGCTCCCCGCTCTTATCTGCCAAATCCGAAAGCCGAATTTTGCCATCCTTCCACAACTGAAACCGGCCCGCCTCGATCATGTTACGCACTGTGAGAGGGGATACCCCCAGGCGCCGTGCCACAGTTGAAGTTGAAAGCCACCGCTCCCTGCCTGATCTATCCCTGCACATATGCTAAACCCCCTCCTGCCATTTCCCTCATAGCGGGCAATAAATTCCATCCGGAACAACGCAAAATTTATATTGACAAATACGCGCCATGCGTATATATTTTTAAACAAAAGCCAAGCAAAACAGCCCAACCCAAGGAGGACGGCATGAGAGACGACATCAAAATAAACAACGCCGGGTTTGTGAATTTCAACAGCCGCAACTGGAACTACAAGGGCGACAAGGGTTCCTGGGCCAAAATTGAAAAAGACAAAGACGGCAACGAAAAGATGATCGTTTCCAAGGCCGCAAAAGGGATTATCTCCGACAAATACAACCAGGAAATGGCGGACTTTTGCAACGAATTTGGCATAGATTTTTCCGGGATGAGCTGCGGCGAGAAAGTCGAAATCAGTCTGTAAGTCACCCCGGCCCCGGCTTTGGCCGGGGCACAAAATGTTTGGAGGCACAAATGAGGCTAACCACCGAGCACAGCATGAGCAGCTACGGCATCCCGATCTTTGTAGACGAGAATAATTTTCCAATCGATTACGCCGATGGAGTCCGGCAACTCCGCCAACAATTCTGCTGGTCGGTCCGAGACCTGGCCGATCATTGCGGCGCATCCCCCCGCACCGTCGAGGGGTGGGAGCAGGGCCGCTTGCCGTCAAAGCCCGCGCTATTGTTGATGCAAAAAATGCTTGATTAAAGATCATTGTGTATAATGCTCTCTTTCAAGCCTTTCTAGCTTTTCTATCTCGCTATCAGTTGCTTTCAAATACAGATCTTCGCCATACTTACTTTCAAGGTCCCTCTTGAGTTTGAAATATCCGACAGGGTCACCAGCAACAGTCTTTTTAGCTACATCTTCAACATTCTCCGCATCGTCCATAATCTTGACCCCATGAACATCTTCCCATATCTCTAAAAGCCTCTTTTCGGGTAAAATTTCATCGTAATCAAACACCACCATGCCATCGGGGGTTCGTATCTTTGCTATGTTTTTTGGCTCAACAACATCCTCAACTATAGCTTGGGCCACTTCCGGAGCGTCCCACACGCCAGCTGCATCAACTATGTCCTCAGGGGAGATTTCCTTTGCCAGATCTTCTGCTGTGGCCTGGTACTCATCAAGTAAATCTCGTCTGTTTTTCAAAGCTTTTTCAGCATCGCCTTCCAAGTCCTCAGAGTCTACAGAGCGCTTTGCGTTTGTTATAAGCTTATATTCGCCATACCCTTCTACCCGATAAGGATCATCCGAAAACATCTGATATGGAACCTCGCCCCTGGTCCCGGTCTCATAGTCGCTAAATCTAAAATAGTGGTTTGGGCTATTAATAAAATCTTCGACGTCATCCCATTTAGCTGCCTCCTTTACAAAGTCTATCTCTTGTTTTGTGTATTTTGAAAGGTCTGCCCTTCCAACTCTTGTAAGTCGGCCATCGCTTGCGAGTTGTGCTATTGTCAGCTGATTTCCATACTCATCAGCCAAATCCCCCAACTTAATCTTCCCCTGCTGCCAAAGATTATACCGCCCAGGTCCCAACGTCTGGCGCTGCAACTGCTCCGGTAACTGGCGAAAGAATACATCCATACCGCCATCAATGCGACCAGCTTCGAGTAGCGGCTGCCCTCCAGTGCCGGTCTTGCCCCGTTTGATCTCGCCAGTGAGCGGATCCACCTTTCCGCGCACCGTGTATGGCCGGACAGCATCGTCAAGATCATCGAGCGGGATGCCGAGTTCGCGGTAGGATTTTGTGACGTATTGCCTGATACAGCGGCAGTTGGGGTGCAAGGGGATTGATGGCCCGCCATTTAATGGGTGCACCTCTTCTCTTGCCGATAAAGACAAACACCTAAGGCAAGTGCCGTGACCGTTGCTCAGGTTTCCGTTTTCGAGCGTTGCGTCCCACCGCCAACCCTTGAGAATGTCCTCGTTCGCCGCGGCTACCACCTGCTGCGCATTCACATTGGCCGACTGCACCCATGACCGGACCAGCGTATCGGTATTGTCCGCCGCATCGCCCAAGAGTTCATCAACTCGCTTGCTCAATTTCCGATACGATTCTCCCCGAAAAAGCCCCGCGCCCAACTCCTGCCCCAAACGCTCCTGGAGCGGATAATCAAACGTGCGCTGCACCCACTCGGAAAGCTGCATCCCGCCCATAGGCGTCGCTAAAAAACTCTGGATCTGCTCTGCCGATAATTGCACCGCAAACACATTGGCCGCCCGCCCCCCGATGCTCATAATCGAGTTGTGCGCCTCAATGCTTTGCTCATATGAAATCCGGGCCACTTCTGATACGTCTTCACCGAGCCGGTCTTTGATCCCGACCGTCAGGCGGTCAAGCTCATCAAGCAGCTGCATATTGCGTTCATCAGTCCACGTCAGTTCACCGTAGATATCATCGAGCTCGGCAATGATTTCCTGCCGGGCCTGTTCCACGGGCTTCAGGATCTCAGAAACCGCTTGATCCTCAAACTGATCCAGGTTATAACGATGCCGGATGTTGCGTACGATCATGTATAAATCGATCTTGTCTTGTGGCTTCAATGGTTGATCACCTCAAAAAAATTAAGCTGCGTCTCGACAAATCCTATCGCCGCTATTTATGGGAGTGGGGCATTCGCACCGGCCAGGCACAGGAAGCCGCCCAGCAGTATTTCGATGAAGAGCGGAAAAAGGCCGGGACAAAACCGAAAAAGTCAAAACCTACTCCGTAGCCGTCAACGTCTGCCGCAACCGCTCAAAAGCCGGATTCGCCCGCGCCTCAGAATTGATCATGGCGAGCACATCCTCGATGTCGTGATCTTCCAGAGTGTCTCCCATCGCCGGCACGACCCGGGCCAGCGATTCAAGGGCAATTCTGCGCGGAATCAGCTTATCCTTGTACGCCTCAATCACCATCTTTGCATCATTATCCGATACGGAAATGGCAAAATCTTCATTGACCTTGACACTGCCGCCGGTGCTTTCCCGGCCTCTTTCAGCCGAATATTGCAACCCGGTTTCGATGGCGTTTTTGAGTTCATCCATCCAGGTTTCAAGTTGACTGTTACTGCCAGCTTCATCGAGCGCCCGGGCCGTTGCCGTGGTGTTGCCCGGCTTGCGCAGCATGGGGTCAAGGGCAAGGTAGGCCATTTCTTCCTTGAGGGTTTCAAGGTCTTTTGCCCCGGCCTCAATGCCATGCCCGGAATGCTCGGCAAACCCCACCTTGGCTTCCGGATTTGACATGACAATCGGCGTGGACGGCCCGTACTTGATCGTTCCGCCTTCTTCCTCATCCACGCCGATCAAGTACAGAATGGCAAACCGCGCCCATTTCAAGATATGCCGCTGATCGCTGGAAGACTGCCAGTGCTCAACGTTTTTATAGGCCAGGTCCATTAGCGGCGGTCGGGCCTGCATAAAGCCCGTTCGGTTTGTGTAAAGCGTCACGAGCGGGATATATGAGATCCCGAGCGGGCCTTCAATGGTATTGCCATCTTCATCTGTCGCCGGCCGCCAGACATTTTTCGTCTGTCCGCCTCCCTGGACCTCTTTTTTCTCGTATACCCGGTAATGAGCGGCGGCCTGTTTCCCGGCCTCGGGGTTTTCAACCCAATAGACAGTCACCCGCTCCACCGGAGCCGTGCCCCATTCACCGGCGGCCACCTTGACGACATGATATCGCCGCAGCTGCGTTAAAACCCGCTGCCCATTGACCACCGCTTCCTGCCAGCCGATAATCTCGCGGGCGGGCATATGAATCCAGTAGGGCCGCTCTCCGGTTCGCCGCTGTTCTTCCCGGGTCTGCGCTGTAGACCTGGGAAAGTCCACCATGAAATGAGACACGCCGCGCCTTACGGCATCCAAAAAGAAATCCTTGGCAAACACATTAATGTCCCGGCCTTCCCGGTCGATGTTTTCAGCCCACCCCCGGACTTCTTCGGGAACATCATCCTGGAGGACCACCGGCTTTTTGAAAGCCTTGCCGGTCAGCCCCTCACAAGCCTTGGCATACTGGTTGAAAAGTACGGCCTGGTTGAGCCGGGCTTCGTAATCTTTCGGGCTTTCGGCTTCAAACTTCGGCAGATACGTTTCGCCTGCTTCCCGCATGCGCCGAGTGCCGCCGTAGAGCGCATCTACCATGTTCCAGTCGGGCAGCATGTCCTCATATTCTTCGCATGGTTCGGCTACTTCCTTGTAGTCCTTGATTTCTTCTGGCATTTCTTAGCTCCTATGGTTCGGGTTTTTGTGGCCCCCGGTTAATGCAATGACACCTTCTGCACCCTTGCGGTGCGTTTGACTATCGGGTATTCATACGCGATGAAATACCCGCCAGCATCGGTTATATGATCCATATCGCTTTCCTTGTCCGGCTGCCCGTTCTTGTCATAGACAAGCTGTTCCAGGCACCGGGTATATTCTGGGCAGGCATCCGTGTTGACAAAATACCTGCCCTTTTCAAATGCGCTGTTCATGGCCGTGATCCGGTCCTTGACTGCCGGGTTTTTGTTGTAAGCCCGGATCCGGAAACCGGCCTTCCGCAAAAGCGCAATATCTGACTCCGAAGCATTCACGGTTTTTCTGCTCTTGCCAGTGGCATCCGGATAGACCGTAATTGAATGCGCGGGAAACCGCTCTTTTATTGTCTCGATCATAGCCGGGGTATCGTACATATCCACAAGCTCGGCCACCGCATGGGGCACCTTGCCCCGCATGACATGGACCACGGCGGCCTGCTTGGTCACGTTGAAATCACAGCCGATGTAAAGCGGTTCCTTTGGCCTGATGGTTTCATCGCTGTGATTGCGCACCCGGTCAAACGAAGCATAGACCGTGCCCGATGTCAGGTTGACAAACTGGCCTTCCAGATATGCCGAAAGCAGGTTTTCCGGGTATGTGCGCTTTAGGCTATCAATGTATCCATCCGGCAAATGCGGGTTACTCATGGTCGGGGCCTGCACGATCTGATAATCCGGCCCGCCCTGGCGGACCCACCGCTCGTAACAGAACCGGAAACCCTCCGGCGTGGTATATACGCTTACCCGGTTATCCGCCCCGGATTTGACCTTTTGCCGATTTCTGGCGATGATCTTGTTCCATGCATCAGCAGCATTGACCGGCTTTAAAGTGTCAAGCTCATCAACATGGGATCGCCATACCTCATAACCAACGATCCGGGCCGGGTTTTCCAGGGTGCGAATAATAAAGCGGCCGTAATTGTCTATATTCACGATGTTGGCCTGTTTGTCATATCGGTAATTGACAGGCATTTGATCAAGCATTTCCAGCAGCCGGGGCACGGTATTGAGCCGGGCAAGATCATAAGTCGGATCGTAGAGGCCGATTGCGCTTTCCGGCTCCTCGAATTTCTCGGATAGGGCTTTTAACAGCTTGGCCTCTGTCTTGCCGCTCCCATACCCGCCACAGAACAACGGAAAACGGCAGCCCAGGTCGAAAAAGCGGTCTTGTGGTTCTGTGAGTTCTATTTCTGGCATTTGTCGGCCCGTTTGATTATTAGAGGCTCCTTGTCGTTTATGGTGGCATCGACCTTATCCGTGAACATCTTCAACTCTTTTCCAAGCAATTCCAGGGAGCCTTTTTTATCCCATGTCTTGATCTTGTGGACATACTCCACTTCACCATCGCCAAGCGGCTTTGTGACGACCTCCACGGAAGAAATGGCGGCAGCGGCAGCATCATCCCAATCCTTCGGCAGTTTAAGGTTTCCGTTTTCATCAAAAATTTTGCGAATATCCGAAAACCCTATCCTCGCAAGCTCCCTGCGTATGTCAGCCGCCTCTATCCGGGCTTCTTTGTGGATTTCTTCTAAACCCGCGTCAACAGCCGCTTGAACCTTAACATTGCTTAACAGGCGTGATGCTGCGGCCCATGCCACGGTATCTTTTTTCACCTTGGGATAGGCCGCCTTGTAAGCCCTGGTCCCGTTGCGATCTTTCAGATATTCATCCACGAAAATCCGCTGGTTTTTAGTAAGCTTTTTGTTTGCCATGGCTATCCCTCCGGCCACCCTTCTGGCCTCGGCTGCTCTCGGTCATCACCAGCGACAAACAGCGCCAGGCCGACAATGCCGAAAATTGCGCCTATGACAAAACACAGCCCATGCGTAAACATCGCCTGAATCATCTCTCCCTCTCCCTCATCGCAATATACTCGTTAATTTCCATCACCCGGCCTGCCCTTCCATGCGCGTACCGATAGGCCGGAACTCTCGACTCAAAAAACTTGTCGTCCGCATGATCGTGCGGCCAGACGAAAACCCACCGGGCACCGTCGGCCTTTTCGCGCTTTGCGATTGCTTGTTTGTTCAAGAACCCATCTCCCTGATTACAATCTCAGTTCGTGGAGTTTCACCATATGCCTTAAATGCTTCAATTTTGACAATTTGGGCATCGTCCTTCCATGCGACCCCGTTTAAACAATCCAGCACAAACTTTTTTAGATTGTCCACGTCTGGTTTGCTTATGT